TTATAAGGGAGTTTAAAAGCTCCCTTTTTTTTTGCATAAATATTAAAATAATTAAAATAAATTAAAAAAATTCTTTGTAATTAAAAAAATATTTGTATATTAGCTATGTAATTACAACGAAGTGGTTACATAAACAAAACAAAAAAATGAAAAATTTAACTACAAAAGAATTAGAATTATTAAAATTTATTCAAACACAACAAAACGAAGAAGGGCATTCAGATTTTTTAAGTACTGATGCTAAAAGCAAAAAAAATGCTGGTATTATTTCAAGTTTATTAAAAAAAGGATTAATTTTTAATTCTTTTGATGGCATTACAAAAGAGGAGTTTAAATATGATAATTCCTTAAATTATCAAAATAATGGTAAACCATGGAAAATGTGGGCATTAACAAGAGAATCACTTAATTATGTCGAAACTCCTAAATGCTGGGAAATTTAAAAATAAAACCTAATATAAAAAGCCAGGTTAATTCTATTGGCATTAGGTAATCAAAGGGGGTTTCACAACTCCCTTTTTTTTATGTATTTTTGTTAAATGGCAATTAGACAAGTTTCGACACATAAAAAAAGATTAATGCTTAAAGCATTGGAAAAAAGTTTATCAGTTGTTACAACAGCTGTAAAACAAGTTGGCATTGATAGACAAACACATTACAACTGGTTAAAGAAGGACCCAGAGTATGCGGCCAAAGTAAAAGACATTGAGAATGTTACATTAGATTTTGCGGAAAGCCAATTACATGAACAGATACGAGAGGGCAATGTAACAGCAACTATATTTCTATTAAAAACAAAAGGGAAAAAAAGAGGGTACATCGAAAGGCAAGAGATTCAACACGATAGTACTATTGAAAGCAAACTAATTGAATGGACACCAGCCAAAGACAAAAAGTAACTGAGTATTGCAATAAACAATTTTACCAGGCGGTTAACTCAGATAAAAGATTAAACATATTTCAAGGCGGTACTAGGAGCGGTAAATCCTGGAGCTTAATGCAATACTGTTTATATTTAATGACTACTCATAAAGAGCCATTAACAATATCAATAGTTCGTAAAACATTACCAGCTCTTAAAAGGTCAGTATTAAGGGATTTTTTACATATATCAAAACAGCTGGGTATCTACTGGCATGGAGTGCATAACAAAACAGAAAATACATTTGAATACAATGGCCATACCCTTGAGATGTTTAGTGCGGATGATGCACAAAAAATAAGGGGGTCAGCTAGGGATATATTATGGATTAATGAGGGTAATGAATTATTTTTTGAGGATTACCAACAATTGGTAATGCGGACCAGAAAAAATATTTATATTGATTTTAACCCATCTGACCCAGTACACTATTTATATGATTTAGCTGAGCGTGATGATGCGGCATTATTTATAAGCACATATAAGGATAATAAGTTTTTACCAAAAGAGTTAGTTGATGAAATTGAAAGGATTAAAGAGCGTGACCCAGATTACTGGCGTGTATATGGTGAGGGCCAAAGAGCTGAGTTTAGTGAAAAACAAATATTTAAGAATTGGAATTATATTCCTTATAAAGATTTTCCACAATTAGATGATGAGGTGCTGGGATGTGATTTTGGCTTTAGCCAAGATAATTTAGCTATTGTAAAAGTTGGTAAACATAAAAATAATTTATACATACATGAGCTTATTTATAAAAAGGGAATGACTAACAGAGACATCGCAAACTTTATTAAGGATAGTAAATTAGATGATATGCTAATGTATTGTGATAGTGCCGAGCCAAAAAGTATTGAGGAGCTTAGACAAATGAGCATCTGGGCCAAAGGTGCCATTAAAGGTCAAGGTTCAATTAATGCTGGTATTAGCTTATTAAAAGAGTTTGATATATATGTTAGTGAGGAATCAACAAACATTCTTAAAGAGCAAATAGGTTACATATATGATGAGTTAAAAGATGGCACAATAATCAATAAACCAAAAGCAAATCAACAAGACCATTTGCTAGATAGTATTAGATATTGTGTTTATTCAAGGTGGCGGAATCGCAACGATTTCTTTGTTGTATAAAAAAGAATTTATTATTTTGTATTTTTACATAAAATTTTATATTAATGGCAACATTCTTTGATAGGTTAAGGTCTATAATAACCAGTAAATCCCAAAATACAAGTGAACAATATAACCGAGCAATTTATAATTGGCTCGGCAATACTATTGTTTGGAATAGTGAAAATGATGAAACCTATATAAATGATGGTTACAGAAAAAATGCAACTATCTATTCAATTGTAAATATTATTACTAAGGCGGCATCTACAATACCCTATCACATTTATCGTAAGGTAAATGACAATAGTTATAAAAGATATAAGGCAATGAGTAGTGGTATTGCTGACCCTAATGTTATGCTTAAATCTAATATGTTAAAAAAACACGCTCTTGTTGAGCTTGAGCATACTGATTTACACAAACTATTAGAGCGACCAAATCCAGCTCAATCTTATGCAACTTGGATTACTGAAATGATTGCCTTTGGTAAATTAACTGGTAACCGCTACATTTATGGTATTGGACCAGAAACTGGTGAAAACATAAATAAATATACTGAGCTTTACATTATGCCATCACAGATTATGGAAATAAATTCTGGGGGTATAATGAAGCCAGTTGAATCATATACTATTGAGTATAATGGTACATACCATATACCAGCTGAGCAGATGTGCCATATAAAAGATTTTAACCCTTTTTATGATGGTACTGGTTCACATCTTTATGGTCAATCACCTCTAAAAGCTGGTTTACGTTCAATGACTACTAACAATGAGGCGACAGAAAGCGGAGTTAAATTTTTACAAAACCAGACAGCTAGGGGTTTATTAATGAGTGATGAGGGTGATTTAAATGAGGTACAAGCTCAACAATTAAAAGATAAATTTAGAAAAGAGCATCAAGGCAGTAAAAAAGCTGGTGATATTATTATAACTCCAAAAAAATTATCATGGGTTAATTTTGGTTTGAATGCATCTGATATGAGCTTAATAGAGCAATATAATGCATCAATAAAAGATTTATGTAACATCTACAATGTGCCAGTACAATTATTAAATAATACTGAAAGCTCAACATATAACAATATGAAAGAAGCTAAAAAGGCATTATATCAAAATTGTGTTATTCCTGAGTTAATGAAAATACAAGATGAGTTAAATAGATGGTTAGCTCCAATGTATGGTGATGATATTTGTATTGAATATGACTTTAGTGTTATCCCAGAATTACAAGAGGAAACTGACAAAATTGTGGACCAAATGTCTAAGGCATGGTGGTTAACTCCAAATGAAAAAAGAGCGGCAATGAGTTATGACCATGATGAACAAAACCCTATACTTAATGATTATTACATACCAGCTAATTTAATACCAGCTAGTGGTGATGATATTGACTTGCCAGATGTTGTCGAAACTCCAATAAATGATATTGAAGTTGACAATGAGGATGATAGTAAAAAAAAAAATCTAATAACTGACACAAATATTAAATCATTAGTCAGCGGCATGACTGATGTTTATACAACTCAACAAGAAGCTGAGGACAGAGCTATTGAACTTGGCGGCTCAGGAAGCCATCAACATACATACGATGGTGAACCAGTTTTTATGCCTTTTGAAAGTCATGATGAGTACATGGATGCTGTTGATAATGAAAAATATGATGAGTATAAAGCCGAGGGTTATTCTGATTATCCACAAAGTGCAACTAATAATGCTAAAAGAGTTAAAAATTGGATTGACAAACATGGGCGTGATGAGGTTGATGGTATGACATCAATTGGCCTTTCGAGAATGAACCAAATAATTGCTAGGGAAAAACTTTCATTGTCAACATTGAAGCGGACATTTAGTTTTTTATCTAGGACCAAAGGCGGTGGCTATAATAAAATAAATCCTAAATATAAAGATACACCATGGCGTGATAAAGGTTATGTTGCATTTTTAGGATGGGGTGGCCAAAGTATGTTAACATATAGTGAACGTAAATTAAATCAAATAAAAGAATAATGCCAACACCAAATCCAGGGGAAAGCCAAAGACAGTTTATTGCTAGATGTGTTATTGATGATGAAGCTAGAAATGATTTTCCTGATGCTGACCAGCGTATTGCTTTTTGCTATTCTCAATATGAAAATAAAGATGAAAATTTATTAGATACTAAAACATTTAAGCTATCTAAAAAATTTGGTGATGCATGGAAAAATGCAAATGAAAAACAAAGAAAAATAACTGAAAGGCGTAACACTAAAAGATTTAGGGATTTTTACCAAAGCCAATATAATAAAGCAGTTGATAATATGATTAATTATAATAATATTAGATACAATGATTTATTTAAGTATAATGATTTAAGAAAATTATATGATGAGCTTTATTTAGATACATCAATGCATTTTGCTAAATGGTATGCTAAAACATTTGACTTGTATATTAACAAAGGCGTTGATTTTAGAAAATATTTAACTGAATGGGAATTGGCTTTTATGGCTTATGCTCAAAAATATACAGCACTTTCAATTACTGGGGTTGCTAATACTGGTAAAAAAACAGCAATTAAAGTTATACAAAGATTATTTCAAGACCAGGAATTTATGGCCCTTGGAGCTGATGCAAAAGCTAGGATATTAAAAAAACAATTAAAAAAATATTCAAGGTATCAAGCTCTAAGAGTAGTAAGAACAGAAACTACAAGAGCGGCTAATTATGGAATTGAGCGTAGTGCATTAAGTGTTTTTGCTGGTAGCGATTTAATTAAAAGATGGTCAGCGGCAATTGATGGTAGGGAACGAGACTGGCATAATCAAGCTAATAATCAGGAGCGGCCACAACAAGAAACATTTACTGTTGGTGGCGAATCAATAATGCGACCAGGTGAGGGTTCAGCTCGTAATGTTATAAATTGTAGATGCTCAGCTGTATATTTACCAGTCAAAGATGCTAATACAATTAACCAGTTAGATAATATTGGTTTTGGACTGGCTGGTGGTCAATTAATATAGTTAAATTAATTTAGTAATTTTGTAAAAAATATAATTATGGATTTTATATATAAATCAGCTCCAATAGGCGATGAAATTATTGACTTTGATGAAAAAAATAATATTGTCAAAGGTTATGGTTCTTATTTTGATAACAAGGATAGCGACATGGATATAATCCGCAAGGGTGCATATCAAAAGACAATACAAGAAAATGGCAATAGAGTAAAATATTTATATCAACATGATATGATGCAACCTATTGGTAAAATGTCTGAATTATATGAGGATGACAAAGGTTTAGTTTTTACAGCTGAAATACCAAAAACTCAATTAGGTAATGATGTTATTGAATTAATGAAAGCTGGTGTTATTACTGAAAACTCTGTTGGTATTATGCCAATAATAAAAGAAAACAAGGGCGATTATAGAGAAATAAAAGAAGTCAAACTATATGAAATTAGTGCTGTTACATTAGCGGCAAATGACCAGGCCAAAATATTAGATGTCAAAGGCATGGTTGATATTGACAAGGTTTACAAGCGTTATGACAACATTTGTAAACTACTTAGAAAAGGCAATATATCAGATGATATGGGATATGCCTTAGAATCGGAAATACTTAAACTCAAAACATATTTCGTGAACGCTACTCAGCCAGTTGAGGAAACTACTGAGCCAGTTGAAAAAATGGTACAAGAGGTTGATATTTACAAATACTTAATTAATAAACTTTAAAAAAATTCTATTAAAATGGATGAAAATGTAAAAAACCAGCTTGACCAATTAGGCGATATTATCGATGCTAAATTGGAAAAAGCTCATGGACAAGCAGTTGATTCAGCAACTGGTAAGGCGGATGAAGCATTAAAAGGCGAAATCAAAAACCTAACACAAAAATTTACTGAAAGAATGGATGCTATTGAAGTATCTAATAAAAAAAGATTTGAAGCCTCACAAAAAGAGGATAAATCTTTTGGTGGCAATTTAACAAAAGCTATCAAAGAGGGTGCATTAGATTCAATGCGAAATGGCTCAAATAGAGGTGCCTCGTTTGATATAAAGGCGGACATGACTGTTGCGGCTGACTTTACTGGAGCGGTAATACCACCACAAAGAATACCAGGGTATAAATTTGACCCTACAACTCCACAAAATATAAGACAATTAATCCCAATTGGTTCAACTAATAGCGATGTTGTTAAATATGTTAAAGAGAGTGGTTATACAAATGGTGCCGCGGCAAAAGCTGAGGGAGCAACACTAGGTCAATCAGATTTTGATATGACTGCTGTTGATGCTAATGTTAGAAAAATTGGAACGTATCTAAGAATTTCAGATGAAATGCTACACGATACGCCACAAATTTCTAGCTATTTATCAGCTAGGGTACCAGCTAAATTAATGGAAGTTGAGGATGACCAAATTTTAGGCGGTAATGGTTCAGCTCCAAATTTAAATGGTTTCTATAACTCAGGTACAAACTTTGATGTATCAGCTAGTGGTAAATTTTACGAATCAGTAACTGCGGCTAATGAATTTGATGTACTTGTTGCGGCTATTAATCAACTTGAAATTAATAACTACAAAGCAGATTATATTTTACTTAACCCAACTGATTTTCACAAAATCCTATTATTAAAAGATACTACTAATAACTATCTTAAGGACCAAGTGTATCAAGGGTTACAACCTAATTTTTTAGGTGTGCCAATCGCTGTAAATAACGAAGTTAACCCAGGAACATTCCTAGTAGGTAACTTTGGTCAAGCGGCTCAATTATGGGTTAGAGATAACGTATCTGTTGAGTTCTTTACAGAGGATGGAACTAACGTAAGAGATGGTTTTGTTACTGTTAGAGTAATGGAAAGAGTTGCACTTGCAACATACTTACCAAAAGCTATTATTGATGGTACATTTAGTACTGCAAAAGCGGCTATAACTCCATAATAATAACTATTATTATAGTAAAAGAGGGGTATTTATTACCCCTTTTTTTATGGGGTAAACTGAAATAATAATAAAATAAATGCAAAATAAATTTTGTAATTAAAAAAAAACTTTTATATTTGTCATGTAATTAGTTAATAATTATTACGTTCATTTAAAAGGTGGTTAG